CTACAATTGAAAAAATTCGATATGAAATGGATTACCTTTAAAGCGAATGAAAATAAGGGACCGGTCATAGTGATGATTGGGCGTCGTGATACAGGTAAATCGTTTTTAGTGCGTGATCTTCTTTTCCATCACCAAGATATTCCCATTGGAACCGTTATTTCGGGTACAGAGGCCGGAAACGGTTTTTATTCAGAACATGTACCCAAATTATTCATTCATGAAGAATACAATACGGTCTTGATTGAAAATGTATTGCGGCGACAGAAGGCGGTCCTAAAGCAAATGAATAAGGAAAAAGCTCAATTCAATAAAACCACAATAGATCCCCGAACCTTTGTCATTTTAGATGATTGTCTATACGATCAATCATGGACCAAGGACAAAATGATGCGCTTACTCTTTATGAATGGGCGTCATTGGAAAGTCATGCTTATTATTACCATGCAATATCCTTTAGGCATTCCACCCAATTTACGTACCAACATTGATTATGTATTTATTTTGAGAGAACCCTATTTAACCAATCGCAAGCGTATTTGGGAGAATTATGCCTCCATGTTTCCCACACTCGAGTCATTTTGCTCGGTTATGGATCAAACCACGGAAAATTATGAATGTCTTGTTATTAACAACAATGCAAAATCGAATAAATTGAACGACCAAATATTTTGGTACAAGGCTGAAAACCGTCCCAATTTCAAGTTAGGTTCGAAAGAATTTTGGGATATATCCAAGGATATGGGCTCTGACGATGAAGGTCAAGAATATGACCCATCGCGTACGAAAAAGCGAAATGCGGTTTCGATTAATGTAAAAAAGGCGAATAACAAATGGTAAAGAACATAAACATAAATCACATCATATTCATTATGATGTTATCTCAAATTATTATTTTTGCTGCATCCGCGTGGATGTTTACTTGGCTCAATACACATTATCCTACAGTAAATACGGTCAATACAGTGACTTTATTACATGCTGTTGTTACGGCAACAGCAACTAATTATATGCTTTATAGTGATCCTTATGCAATGACACATGCATATACACCTTCGGACATTTAAAATGGGACAAAATACCTTGAAAAATATAAATCGTAATTTACTTAAAAATTATTCATGTAAATTATATAGCAACTATGCGATTAAAAAGTGAATTGTATAAAAAAGAACAAGATGATATTACTGATAAAATTATTAGCATTTTAGATTTGGAGAATAAAAATACCTATACGCTATATGAGTTAGACCAAAACGAGGAAATCCAAACTCAAATAATGAAACTTATACCAGAGATACGAAAATGGTTTGCTTTTAACAATATGAAAGCAGTTGGAGAACCTGAACGAATTAAACGACCATGGTTGTCTATTATGAAGCATCTTACCAAATCCAAATACACAATTGAAAATAAAGAGCAACAATTCAAAATCAATGAAAAATGGATAAAATCACCAGTATATATTTTTACGAAAGTTTAGGGTTTTTTACTGAATATATTATATATTTAGGGAAACATACTTAAAATAATATCTTTACATAGTATATAGAATGGAAAAGGCAAAAGAGAAACCACCAGAGTTTTTCAAATCCACCAAAACATCGCTCAAAAGTGTATTGAAACACCCTGAAATCAATACCAAATTACTTAATGATGCTGTTGTGAAATCAAACAAAATCGTTATTCATACATTACAATTTCTCAAACTGTATTTGTTGGATTATTATAAAAATAATTCACAAACATTACCAGTCATTAGCAAAGAACTTATCAATAATTCTATGAAAGTGGTTTGTGGTGAGAAAACGGAAAAAAGAGGAAAACCACCAAAAACAGAAACGATTGAAATAAAAGACAAACTTATTGCTTTTTACAACCATCATTATTTACCACTTACACAAAATGACCCCATTGATTATGCAGGACTAAATACTACATTAGATTATTTGAAGGAAGATGTTATTACGATGTATGAGAATAACATTCAATTACATTATGTAGAATATGTGGAGCGATTTGTGAATGTTGTTTGGAAAAAGAAAATGATAGTGGATAAAATAAGAAAATTAGGAAAAACGCAAAAAGAACGAGAAATGCGAGTGAGAAACCTTTGTACTGAATTACGCAAAATCAAAAAGGATTTATTGAATGTTGATGGAAAACCATACCAATCAAGTTCTCATTATCATACATGGATTACCGAGCAAAAACATCACATTTTACCAAACAGAACCAAGTTTGAGAAAAATAGCGTTATGTATGATTTGAAATGTAAAACGATGGAGTATTTCCCATGTATGATTTTTATGATGAAGCAAGTTGAAAATGATGGCGAAAGTGTAAATAATGTGTTTCCTTTACGAAGTGAAATAGCGCCAAAATACATACGATTAGATACAACTACATTAGTCAATTTGTTATTAAGAAAGGAGCATGGTTCAAAAGGGTTTTTCAAAACAAAAGGAGAACTGAAAAAGAATGAGGATAAGATTTGGAAGTTTTTTTTTAGAACAGAACGCAAGATGTTTCATAAGACGGGTTTTTCGTTTCATCATATGGTTTCCACAGATGGAATTGGATTGAGTATTTTATTTTTACGAGATGATTTAGTTGGTAAGAAACTACCTATGATGAAGAAGGGAATATCAAAAGAATTGTATATTGATGAATTAGATGATTACTCTTCTTTACGAGATAAAACAATTATAGGCATCGATCCGGGTAAAGACGATTTGGTTTATTGCGTTGATGATGCTTCCAAAGATGCGAATGTATTTCGGTATTCACAAGACCAACGCAGAAAAGAAACCAAGATGAAAAAATACAATAATATAATTTTGGGTATGAAAACCAATAAGATTGAAGGAAAAACCATCATAGAATATGAAACTGAATTATCACATTTCAATCGTAAATCATTACAAATTACCAAATATAAGGAATACCTACACGAAAAGAATAGAATAAACCATATACTATTTGTGTTTTATCGTAAGGAATTGTTCCGCAAATTGAAGTTTGGTAAATACATCAATATCAAACGAAACGAACAAAAAATGGTTCGTAATTTTAGGAAGATGTATGGTAATCCAGATGAAGTAGTTATTTGTATTGGAGATTGGGAACAGCGAAAACAAATGAAATACAAAGAACCAACATTAGGAAAAGGAATAAGAACTTTGTTTAGAAAAAACAACTATAATGTATTTTTGGTAGATGAGTTTAGAACCAGTTGTAAATGTTCCAAATGTGATGGAGGTGTATGTGAGAAGTTTATGGTGCGAGAACACCCAAACAAAAAGAAAAACAAAGATGAATTGCGGTTAATTCACGGACTTCTACGCTGTAAGAGCGGTTGTGGGTCGTGGAACAGAGACCGTAATGGTTCATCAAACATCTACAAAATAGCAAAGAACACAATAAATAACATAGACAGACCAAGTTATTTATGTAGAGCAAGTAATCAAAGTACTTCAACGAGTGCTTATAAACAAACTTTATGCGGGTATGAAAAGACCCAACTTTGAACCTCTTTTTAGTGGGATTTTGTCCCATTTTAAATGTCCGAAGGTGTAAATATACGGATGACATGATACCCCCTTTTTACAATTTATTCCAATATTTTCTTCGGCGTATGGTATTTATGATTTGTACGAAGGAATTGTAAGAAAAGACACTGGATTTATTTTGCATGGATTATTATTCATCATTGGATCAGGGAGTACTGTTTGTAGCGGGCATTTGCGATATAGTTTCCCCGCCCTTTTGACCGAAACGAGCACAATATTTCTTCAATTTATCCATTTTCCGTCATTACTCAATAACATGCTATTTGCGTCCACCTTTTTCCTTTATCGAAATATACTGCTTCCTTATATTTCATTCGAATATTTTCGCGATCAATATGATTTATTGATTATGCCAAACGCACATTATGTCGATAAAACAGTAGGAATTGTGGTTTTGGGTATCAATGCACTGAATTTCTTTTGGGCGAGAAAAATTTACTATCGAATCTGTCGTATGATGGAAAAAGACGAAGATAAATCTCGTTTACAATATTCAAAAGGGGTGGTTTATGATGGTGGTATGAACTAGTCGGTGGAATAAGTAATTTCGAATGTAGTAGAATTGTAATGTAAAACTCCTGTGCCAATACCATGGGCGACCCCGTTTATCGGTTTTACGTAAAATGAACTGGCATTAGATCCATTTAAAGTAGATCCACTGGCATTCAATACAATGGAATTATTTGGTTGATTTATGTAACCCGCACCTTGACCCAAAGCAATTGCTTGGTTACCCTGGAATAAGTAACCCGCATAATGACCCAAAGCAACTGCACCAGTACCTTGACTTGACTGACCCGCATGATTACCCATTGCAACGGCATTAGAACCTTGACTTGTGTTACCCACATTATAGCCCATAGCAATTGCATTAGAACCTTGATTGGATTGTCCCGCATATTGACCCATTGCAATTGCATTAGTACCTTGATTGGACTCGCCTGCAAGATAGCCAAGTGCA